TTGAAATTAAAATCCATAATTTTTTAAATTTTTAAATATCTAAACTAAAATCATCTGAGAAATCCTCTTCTGTAAATTCTTCTTCATCCGGCATTTCTATTTCTTCTGGGATGTCTATGATGTCATCTTCTTTTTCAGGAGCATCTCCTTTAAGTTTGAAGAATCCATCTTTACCTTCATATGGAATCAGTTCAAATACTTCTCCATATTCGATAAGATTATCATGTCTAGAACCTCTAAAAGAAACAGTATATGTCTTTGTAAGACGATTTCCCGACTTATCATCTACATGTACTACAGGAGTAGTTACTCTGCCAACTTTTTCAAACTTGACATCTATCTTCTGTTCTGGTTCGAAACCAGTTAACTCAATGGCTGCTTTATTAAATTGCAGCTTATTCTCTAATAGTGTTACTTTAGGTGTAGGGTCACCATCATCCTTAGGCTTAGAAGTTCTTGTCTTCTTTGTTTTCTTAGTTTCTTCACCAAGAACTCTTTCATCAACGAAAATCTCTCCAGTTTCGGAGTCTACAAACTCAGTAACAACTTTAATAGAATTAATTTTAATCATTCTCCGTTTTCTTCAAATTTATTAATAGTATCTATAACCAATTTCATATTTGGTTCTATATATTTATCAGCAAAACAACCTGCTACAGTTCTACAAGTATCATTGCCATCCGTTCTAGTCTTAAATCTATAATGGACATCATTATCTCCATCAGAAACATATCTTTCTGAATATATAATATAAGAGAACAATCCATCAAGATTAATAGCATTAGTCAACATTTTACCTGTTGTCCATAATCTATATTCAGGATCAACTTCTGTACCCACATTTTCAATATGAGAAATGAAAACTACAGTGAGGTCATCTCTAAGATCTTGACAAGTTTGTATTAAATCATAATAATTTTTTGCTAAAACAGTAAACTTTTCATAACCTTTAGTCAAAGCATTCTGAAAAGTCTCATTGGAGAGCAGATAATTGCAATCATCCAAACAAATAACCTTTATTTCAGGTCTTGTTTTTGATACAGCCTTCATTATCTTTTCTATTTGAGCATAATTATTACTAACCAGCCAATTTCCTTTAAGTTTTCCTTCTTCTACAGTAACTTTTGGATATTTCTTTCTAAAACCCGGTATCTGAAGTTGTTTGTTGGTACAACTAATAATAAAAGTTTCCTCTGGATTAAGATATTTAAGAGAAGTACTCTTACCACTATTACTTAATCCTGCCAAACTAATCACATTAGACATTAAATCATCAATTTAAATTCATTCTTTGAAGTATCTTTTTCATCTTCTAATATATAATCTGGAGTTAAATATTTACTATAATCATAAATCTCATTAGGAAGAGGTAATTCATGGAATATTCCACTTTTTCCAAAGAAATTGACTGCTATCTCTACATCAGATTCACCATATCGAGATTTAAGGACACTGATAATTCTAAACTTATCTCCGAGTTGTTTTATATCATAACCTCTATAAGTATTCAACTTATCTCTATGAGGATTATATATTGCTATTACAACCTCTGAGTCTTGAACTGGTCCACCACTATCTTTCGTATCATTGATGGTAAATCCAGTTCTTCCAGCCTTAAATCTTTCAATTCCTCCCTGATCTCTATTAGCTTGTTGAACTACTACTGGGGATATCCCACACATATTTCTTAAAGTTAATAGATATTGAGAAACCAAATCAATTTCTTGTTTTAGAGTATGTCCTTCACTTGGCCTACATAATCCTATATGATCAACTATAACAGTGAATATCATTGTCGGATCATTTGGAGTATATATTTTTCTATGTTCGGATTCTGAAAATGTTCCAAGTTTTTCTAATTCTTTCATTAAAAGAGTATATAAAACTTTTGCATTTAAATTCTTATCATAGATAATAACATTCTTTTCCATTTTTCTGAGCCAAGGCATACACTCTTGAACTATTTTATATAAATCATCAGACAATACAGAACCTTTCGTTCTAGAAAGTAACTCCTTAACAGAAACTTCTATTTTGTAATGTTCAAATATATACATAGTCAAGAGTTTAGCAAACACCATATCGGGATTCATTTCCAATGAACCTAACCAAACTTTATATTTCCCATCATCGAGATGTTCCTGAAGCGGCTTATATATGTAACTAAATAATACTTCGGTACTCTTTCCAGAACCTGAATTACTAAAAACTACAGTATAAGTTTGCCTAGTCACACCATCTATAATGGATTCAAGTTTAGGTAGTCCCATTGAAAAACCATGATTTTTACCTTCTCTACCTAATTTAATTTCGTTTAATAATGATTCGGCAATCATGTACGGCGTACATAATTCATTTCTCCGAAATCATCTTGATCATAGAATTTTATATAAAACTTATCACCCAATACACAAACATTATAAGCCGAATTAGGACTTACAATAGCGTCTTCTCCAAATTGAGAAACTATTTCTTTATATAAATCAGTAATTGTCATATAACTTTTGCTTTGTCTAGATTTACTATTGTATAAGTACCTTGAAGAGAATCTAGTAAATCTTGAAAAATATTATCATTTTCCATTAACTTTATAAGCAGCTCTTTTTCATCTTTAGCTTCCGTTATAAAATTCTCTGATATACCTTCAATTAAATATTTCATTCTTTTACTAAAATAATTTTAACATTTAACATACTAAAGATACAAACTCGTATCATATCAGTTTAGTTGCTTCAAAATTAATATTAGCGCCATTATTATCACGAAAAGCTTCTAAGTTTGTCCAAGCTCTATCACATATAAAATCATCCAAAGTAGTAAAGTTATAATTATTTTCTTTACCCCAGTTAATTAATTCTATTATATGAGAATGAAGTTCTGGGTCATATCTAATTATTTTACCATATTTATCAAAAGCATCTTCTAAGTCATTGAATTTTTTACTAACTCTTCTAGCATTAAAAGATACTCTATCAATTACAATAAAATTTGGATATGCTTCAAATAATTCATTGCCCATTTCAAATGCACTTCTATAAAACTTCTTTAGAAAGTTCTTATTAAAAGTAACATCTTCAGGAACGAATAAAGTTCCAGGCTTAGGCATTTTATAAGCTTTTGTAATAATCTCTTTAGATTGAATGGACTCTAAATGGGTTCTAAATTCTTTACCAAATAAGTTTGCACATTTACTAAGATATTCAGAATTACCATCTTGAGCCATTAAGATTGCCCTTATAATGAATAATTCTGATGGATTCAGTTTATACTGCTCCATCAGAATTATCTCATTGTCCAAGTTTTGCATCATAGCTTCATACAAAAAGTATTTAGCTACTATTATGTTATACTAATTTCTTAGTTGTAATTAATGTATATTATTTATTTAAAATTAGTATCTAAAGACAAATTCCTTTATCTTCTTATTATAAAGATCTGGATTTTCACCTTTCAAAACTTGTTCAAGTCCGTGTTCATCAATGGTTAAATAATCAGTATCATTCTTATGACTGTTTTTATACCACTTACTTTCGATAGTATTATTGATAATAATGTAAAAAATTTCTGCCTCTTTATCTCCATACTTTCTAATAACTCTACCTCTTCTTTGGCGAGCCTTAGTTTCACTGGAATCAGTACCTAATATAATACCAACTGAAGCATCTGGAACATCGAATCCTTCATTAAGTCTCATACAACTATGAAGATGATTAATCTTTCCAGTAATAAAATCTTCTATCATTACACGACCTTTTTTCTTTGAAGTCTTTCCAGTATATACATACTGAGAATTTTCCAAAGCTTCTGCCATCTGAACATTATTACTAAATGTTATAATTTTAGAATTAGGTCGCATTTCCATAATCTTTTTAGCAATTTCAATCTTTTTTGGATGATTATTTATAAAAGCTTTTCTTTTCTGCATAGTTCTAATAAATCCCATAGCATGATAATTTATAGACTGTAAGACTTGTTTCTTTCGATCTTCATCATGCCCACTATAAAGTTCATCACGATAACGTAATTTATTCTTCCAACCATTTGGACCTATACAAGACATAGCTTTTCCAAAGTCAAATCCAAAAAATTCATAATGCTCTATCCATTCTCTATTATATCTATTGTATTCTTCTATATCATCAACATCAATTAATACTTGATATTCTTTGTATTGAGATATCCAACCATTAGCTTGACATTCAAGAAGAGTAACTTTATCAATAATAGGACAATATTTAGCAATTATGGATTGTTTACCATCTAATCTATCAAAGGTTGCAGTTAATCCAAGAACTAACTTATAGTTTACACATTCAAAGATTTGTTTAAACAAATCACTAGCAAACCTGTGAACTTCATCTAAAACTAATAAATCACAAGTCCAAGAATGTTTTACTACAGTATTAATTACTTGTACTTCAGCATTAAATGATAATTCATTTTCATCTAATTTCTCTAACCATTGATCTTTAAGTGTAGTAGTCGGAACAACAACAAGAATTCTTCTATCAGGGTATTTCTTTAATACCGCTTTAAGTGCTATTATAGCTGTAAAAGTCTTGCCAAACCCGGTAGGGAACTCCCAGGTTCCGTGTCCCTTACTTTTTAGCCACTTTTTAACTGCTTCTCGTTGTCGTTCTGTTCTTGTCATGCTATTTCTATATTTTTACTAGCTGCTACTTGTAGCAACTGTCGTTGTAGTCTTTTCCAAGAGAAGATATGACCATCTACTTCACGCTGGAATCTAAGTAACACCTTATCTCTAAGAGTAACTAATTGTTCCGTAGTCATATCAGAATATTTCTGCTTTTTCGGAAGCACTAAAATTGCACGCATTTCATGGAAAGACAATCCTTTCTCACTAATGCGAAGTGGAAGTTTGTCAGGAAGTCTCAATCTTTCTTTTGCAGACCTTAATCGTTCTACATTAGAATTTCCTTTTAGTTCATTTTCTTCTTGCTTAGTAAACCATAAACCCATTTTAGTGATAAATGTCATAGTTAAATGTCTTTTATCAAAGGCCCCAAGTTTATCTAAACAACCTTCAAGTACATCACTAATATATACATCTTGAAATTCATTAGGAACATCATTAGAAACTAATGTGATAGGAACTTTAGTCCAATCAGTAATTTCAGGATTATTAGCCATCATTTCACGAAGACTTATCCATAAAGAATGTCTTCTAGTCGGAGTTCTATTATTATGCAAGTAGGCATTTTCAAAGAATCTTAAAAGTAATTCTACATTACATTTATTAATTTGATCGTCTACTTGTTCAAGAACTTTATACCTACCCAGATGTTCTGGATCTGTGTTATACAACATCTTCTCACATTTTGCATAACATTCTTTCAACCTTTCAGGGGTCATATCAATCATTTTTTCAGACTCCTGTGTGATTTCATCTTTATCTTTAATTTTTTCTCCCTTCCAAATATAATTGGAGAAACTATTCTTTTTGGTGTCTAAAGCTTTTTTCAAAGCATCACCTAATGTGTTGTTGTTCATAAAATCTATATGTAAATGTCTTTATTAGAAGGATCTGGTTGTTCTTTGACAAACTTCTCAAAGAATACTTGTGTATTCTTGTATTTCTCTATACTATCTAGGCGTTTATCATAATATGTATCTTCTCCGCCTATTGCAATGGAATAGGTTAAAAAGCCTGTATCTCCTAAATCAGGAATTTCAGATTGCCAGTTTGGAAATACTGTTACCATTGCATACTTATGTCCGAAAGGGGGATTTTCTTCCAAATTCTCAAAAACTAGAATTTGATATCCCATAAATTCTCT